TGTAAAATGTCAAATCACTTGCATCTACTGAAAGAGGTATGCTTTGATAGCTTGCTTTATATCTATCTAAAGTAAATGAATAATTTGCTGAAACGGTTTCATTCACTGACCAAACTTCACGCTTATCAGACATTATTATCTGACTATCGTCAAATACTGAACTTTCATATGCACCAAACTTATTGAATGTCGTAACACTACTATTTGATCCAACCCTGCGAATGACGCTGTTGCTATTAAATGTAGAGAATATGTCGCCAAACTTAGTGTTGACTGCAGTATCGCCTATTGTAAAATTCTTAGACTTCTCAACATTATTCTTTAAGCCAAAACAAGGCTGCCAAATGCCAAGTTCATTCGTGAATCCATTCAAATCTATTTTGAACTTACCAGCCTTAATCCTGCTAGCTAAACTAAAATTTTCTTCAATGTCGTTCTGTATTTCAGTTCCGTACTTTCCATTGATTGCACTAAGAAGACTATATGGCTTATCTTCACCAGCGGTCGCGTCAATGTTAGTTGGATCGTTTATATAGGGCGAAAAATACAAATCTAATGGGCCGTCGTTGTTTGCAATGACAGGCTCTGTCATTGCATCACTTGTCACCTCATATGAGACGTTCATTATCGTATAAGGCGAATCAAGATAATATGTAGTTCCGTCTAATATGTCTAATTTATACTCACCATTCACATAAAGTGACACTTCATCAGTCATTTCCTTTGGAGCATTTAAGACTGACTCAAATATTTTCTTATGCGTCTTCTCAGATCGCTTAGTCTCCTTTGTCGTGCTATCATAGTCTTCAATTTTGTTTCCAACTAAATCAAACCTATACGTATCAGCCATTTGTATAGAATCGCCATCATCATTCACTAAAGGAAACGTCAAACGCTTCTTAAAATGAAGATTCAGCTTTGGCTCGTCTACAGAAGTCATATGCTTTTTATCAAGTGGCCAAACTCTTTTTATAGCAGAATACACACCAGACAAATAATAAGTTCCATCTACAGTATACGGAACATTCCTACTCGAAATGCCATCGTTTCCAAGCAGAAGCCTATTCTCAATCGAAAGAGAAGGCGATGCAGTGTTGTCATCGCTGCTATACACGTTCTGCAGAATGTCCGATCTATAACCCTGTACAATGCTATACACTGAATTTTCATCTGCGTCTTTTTCATTTATGAACTTTAAGAAAAACGATGGCGGACAAGGCTCTAGATTTTGTCTAACGACTCTATCAGCTGTTTTATTGTTATCATATCTCTTTACTTTATAATATACCCATGGCGGAAGATCTATAGTTTCAGTCTCAAACTTAAGTTTCTGCTGAAGTTTAGTGTTCAGATTACTAGTAGAGTTTACAATAGGAGTCGGCGAACCACAATCCTTTAGAACGACGTTTGAATTCTCATAAGCGTTTACAAATGAAGTGCCTTTCTTAATGAAAGACTTGTCAATCACAACGTTTGAATTCTTGGCAATGACGCCAGTAAAACCAAATGGAGATATTATCGATCTTTCGTTAGTTCTCTGCTTAAGACTTTTCATATAGCGATTATCTATTGTTCCTGGTAAATCTTCTTACCATTATATTTCATAACACAATTAAGTATATTTATTGTAGCGACATCGTAGACACCAACCAAACCAATGAAAACTTGTTTGTTCTTAAGAATGTCTACTAAGCTATTAGACGAATACTCTGACTGAAGAATAAGATTAGTAGGTCCCTCGTCATATAAAGCTCTGAGTTCTTCATCTGTAAGCATTCCAGCAAAGAATGAAAGGTTTCTTAAGAATGCCTTTATTTGAGACGCATTATCCGGGCTTTCGCCAATCCATAGTTCAGCGGTGTCCAACAATCCAGTCCTTACTTCATACGTTCCATCTTCAGCATGAACTGTCAATGGCGAAGATACTGTATGCTCAGTAGTAGACTCAAACACTGTGCTAATGTTAACTTCATTGTCTTTCGTATGAACGACTCTATATTTTATTCCAATGTTTCCAGTTCCATTAAGCTCATTGTTGTCAAATTCAATGCATATCAAATGCCATTTGCTCAAGTCTATGTCTGAAAGCATATCGCTTCCAACGCTAATCAATTCTTCATCAGTGTTTTCGCTACTATTGACTGAAAATGGCGTAACGCTAAAATATGTACCAATATCTTCAGCTAGAACTATTGAGAATAAACACTGATTGTTTGGAGTAAATCCTTCAGTATTCGACAATATGTCAGAATGATACCTTACCCAGCATGTAACAGTTACGCCGCGTTGAGAATTCTTAAACATCGTATCCGGGTCGACATATTCAAACTTATTCTTCAAATTTCTCCATATCTTATCGTTTGTAAACATCAACGTAGCCAAATATTTCATTGCTGAATTTGAGTTCCTATATGTCACAATAGATTTAGACTTTCTATTAGCAAGAAACGCTTTAGTAAGATTATCGTTAACAAATGAAATAGCAGAATCAGTCGTAGTAAGCTCAAATGAAGCATCGCCGGCTTCATTTGATATTGATTCGATTATCTTAGAGAAATCACTTAAGCATATTTCAATGTCATCAGCATAGTTTTTAATCTTTGAATTCCAAAAGTTCATTTCAAGACTCTCAGTATAGTCGATCTCTTGAAGATCATCAACGACTAAATCTGGGTGATCATCTAAATACGCAGGAAAGTTTGTCTGGAAGACTACTGATGACGTCATGTTGTTGAACACACTAGCATTAGACACCAATTGAATAAGATTCTGCGAAAACTCTGACGTATTGAATACGCCATTTATGATATACGAATCTATGCTATCGCCAATCGAATACTTAAGAACTGTGTCAGCATATCCAGAAAGTCCGAACTACTTTAGACCTAAGCAATTGAATGTCAGACTCTGAAAGCATTGAGTCAGTAGAGTTAGACATCGTGTCAATATGATTCAATACACCAGACTCTCCATTGAAGAATACATCAGCAATAGACTCTACATTTGATTTCATCCTCTCAAACAAAACATTGACGTCACTAACATTCGTTTCATTCTCAAATTCTAGAATGTAGTTCTTGAACATATCGTTCACTGACGCCTTCAAATCATTTTCCAACGAATAGAATACAAGAAGCTTATCGTTAGAAGGCAAAGTAGAGTCTTTAGCACTGATGTCTATCTCGTCCGAATCTTCTAAAACTGGAGGAAGTGGATTTCTAAATGCAAGATCAAGAAGATATGTTCTTGCTTGAACATCATAGAATGTCATTACTGAAAAATTATCATTAAGAGCGTCTCCGCTCTATTATTATTCGATTAAGATTCTCGTCTTGTCTTAATCCAAAATCATAATCAATAATATTGTCAATTGGCACAGGCTTTTCTAACTTACTTTCAATATTTGCGATTACTTCCTTTATGTTCAAGTTGTCGAACTTTATTGGATCGCTGACTTGCTGCTCAGTCTTTCTACTAAAATCATACAGAGACGTTACAGATCCAACTTTCTTCTGCTCATCGCCCATCACAATAAGAGTCCCGTTGTAGAAATTGTTAAAGCAAACCGACTCGCTCTTAGCGTTAAATACAAACTCATTGTTTGGATTGTTGTAAGCAGTCGTTACTACAAACTTAAATATAAGCGTAAATCCATTTAAGTTATGTGGCGTATTGACAATGATGCTATTGATGTAAGCGACATTCTTATCTATTGGCAGATATTTTATAGTGTCTTTATCAAGTCTATCGTTATTGTATGTAGATCCGCCTTCAGTAATATAGACGTCCGTCTTATATTCGTTTTTTATAGTCGTGGTAAGCTGCTTTGTCTGGTGTATCGTGTCATCGCTTATATGTCGTTCCAACTCGTCTTTAATAGCATCTTCGTTCTTTATGACAGCCGACAGTTCTTGACTCATGATAAACGTTTTCATATCAAGATAATAGTCGTTGTTCAACAGCATCATCAAACCACGATTGATAGTCGTGTCTAAGATATGCTCGTCAGATCCGAATCTGTAGCTTCAACGGATTTGTCCATGGAAGACCCGCATTTAGAAGTAAAGCTCCACTTGTCTGCGATACATTGGAGTAGCCTTGGATTGTAGTTTTACTCATTACAAATCAAATATTGTTATATCAGCGTTATTTATTGCAGATACATCATTTTTTTGAGGTTGCTTCTTTATGTATTCGCAATAGTATGACGTTCGCTTTGGAATTGCAGAATATGCGAACTTATATATCTCTCTTGGAGTAAGTGCTCCACTTACATAAAGCTTATCTAAAAGCAAAGCAAAGTCTATCATCTTAAAGTCCATTGAAAGAGTTCTAACAAACGTCTTAGCAGAAAAAACCTTGCTAAAATTAGGAGCTTCATCTAAATTTCCAGATATCTTAAGCATAACGTCTCTAACAACATCAAACGTGCTATTTATTTGCTTAGACTCAATGTCTACTAATATCTTATCTTTATCTCTCATATATTCAAATTAAACAAAAAAGGCGAGCTTTGCATAGCTCGCCTTGAATAATAGCTAACTTAAAACTAATTTATTTCAGCCGTGATTATCTCATCTTCCTTAGGCTGAGGATCCTTTGTGTAAAGCTCAATCTCTAAAAGTCCATTGACAAACGTTGGATTGAACTTATCCAAATCAATGTCGTTGAAAATCCTAAACGTAATTTCGCCTTCTCGATACGCGAGTGTCTTTGAAGAGAACACATACTCTACAGTCTCATCGTCTTCCGTCTTAGTAGTCTGCTTGTCATCAGCGTCTTCAGCAGGCTTCGCGATCTTGATTGTAAGATACTTGCCCTTCTTCAGCTGGACTTGAATGCAGTCTTTCGTAAGACCAGCCAACGCGACATCAAACACAAGCTTTATAAGCTTGCCAGTCTTCGTCGAAAAAACCTTTTTTACTTCAATTGGATACGGAAAAGCGTCTTTAATCGGCTGTTTGAAGAGCTGCTCTAGACCATTAATCCACTTCTGAAGTGGATCGCTTGTCACTGTTGGAAAATAGCTCGGGAAGAACTGTCTGTTGACTAAATCGTTGGTAATCAAATCGTTCATAATTAAAATCCTTTTACATTATGATTTTTAGTAGTCCCAAATTGGCGGCTACTGGTAAACGTTAGCGCCCGCTAACAATATTATTTATCATTCTTCTTGCGGTTTCTCAAATGTAGATGCAACCCAATCAGAATCAATGACTTCAAAATACTCTCTATGTCGTAGTTTAAAATTCTTAAGACTATCGACTACTTTATTGTAGAATTCATGAGCTATTACAATTTTTCTTGCAGCTAAATTAGTTGTCTTGCTTGAAAAAGCAACAAACTCAAGATCAGCTTCCTTAAGTCCATCGAAATATAGCAAGTCGTAAGACTCTTCATTCACGATTTTCTTATCGTAAATCCCCTTTTTGATGAGCTCAATAGCTTCATCATCAAGCCCTATTTCAAATATGTTCATCTTCTCTACAAGATCGTTAGGAGCAAACACTAATCTCGTATTGTATTTCTGTAAATCGTACTTGCCATCTTTGTTGAGAGTAGTCTCAATGAAATAAGTTATCTGATACTTGAATTTGTTGTGTAAAGATCTGTCAGAAAGTAGATAAAGAAAATACTTATGAACATCATCCACGATTAACGTGTCGAACTGCACTATTTTCGTAGCTCCGCATTTTTCACATTTGACTCTAAAAATGTCAAGTCCCTTTACTAACGCATAGTATTCAGGATTCTCTGCGAAATTTATATATGGCAGAATATTTATAGACTGTTTATTTCCACATTCAGAGCATACATAATCAGCCTTCATACCATGTATGACAGATTCTATAGTATTTTCTTCGTTCATCTATCTCAGCTTAAATTACTTAACGATAAGCTTACCAAAGCCCTTCGTCTTAGCAAGCTGAGCACCAAGAGCTTCAAACAGATCTGGATCAATCTTGTTGTAGACACGAGTCGCTACTTCAGCAGTAAAGGTAGACTTATACAGCCCGCATGGAGACTCAGCAATTAGAGCCGCAGTCCTAGTATTAGAGTCTTTGCAGAAGTTCTTTTCAATGTAGACAGTCAAATCACCAGCTTCAGTTTGATACAGCTTAGTCTTAACAAGACCCTTGACGAAAGCCTTCATAGCCTTCTTATAATCACCAATTTTCTCAATCATTTTTTAACCTTTATAATTGATTTGTTCTTTTTTACTTAAAAAATATAGATTAGAACTACTAAATCCATATTATCATATAAAATATAAACGAATATTCTTATTTTTATAATATTTTGCTACATTTTTGACTTTAAACACTAGAAACGATTTAAGTGAGTCTTCATCGCCAGCATACTGCTCAAGTCCATTTGCTGATAAAAGAAGATATCTCTTATCTAGCTTTGAGTCGACAATCCCATTGACATCCATTTCAAACAGCTTCATCCAACTGCCAGCAGCATCGTCTAACGCGCCTCTATACTCAGCCACGAGCACATTCTTCAAATTGTCTGAATACGTCTTCTTCATAGCGAAGAACTTCATATCAGACTGAGCGAATGACTTCCTCTTCCATTCACGGTTCTCGTATGACGCATTGAACGATATGTTCACAACGACTTGGATGAAGTCGTCTCCGTTTAATCCAGATGGCTTGATTTCTCTTCTAACAAAATACCCAATTGGCTGGCCATCATCTCCTAATAACTTTGTGACGACGCCATGATCTTCAAATAGCTGTCTGTTCAGAGCAGCAGCTTCTTCCTTTTTCACAAATTTCATAAATAGCTATTGATAATATTATTCTAAAAATAAATCGATTTCTATATAAATATATTCAAATTTGTTTTCAAAAAGAAAAAATGGCAAACAATTCTCTAAGTTCACCAGGCGTATTCAGAGGCCAAGCAAGGCTCGCCACAGTGCAAGACTTAGCGTCTCTGAAAGAGTACATAGAAAGCTTACTTACTGGTCCACTGATGGAGCTTAGCTCTCAAGGCTATATCCCGTGGGTATACAATGAATCTGGCCATCTTGATGTCGAATATCTATTCCCAGAGCTAATAAGCAGGCTAAACGAAGGCCAAGGCGTCGACATCATGAAAGACGGTCTTAAGTTCGCAGATGGTGTCACGTCAATCGACATCAATGGTAAGTATGTTACATTAAGCGTAGACGAAAATGGCGCATTGACAATGACGATAGACGAGCCAAAGGTAGCAATTCCATCGTTTAATGAAGCTAATCATTTCAATTCAGCTTTAGTGAAGTTCGATAGCGACATCGTGACCGGTATGATCATACCAGACAGGACGGGCATGGCATTCGACGTCTATGGCGATTGGGAAGTTGGACAAGTGGTGTCAGGATTCAATTGGAATGGCGAAATGCAGCACGATTTCATTAGCTTGTCTACATACGGCCCAGTATTTGCTTCAAGTACAAATACATACTTTGAAGTGACTATAATGAATGGAGAAGACACCGTATTCTCAACATTCAAGTCAGACGTAGTGAAGTCTTCAACGAAGATAAACCAAAAACTACAGGGCACTGGATACAATGTCAACATATACATAGACGACTTTAAAGAAGAATCTGTTGGATATTCGTTCAAGCCAAGATTCGACATTGACTTGATACGCATAATTGGAGAAGACGGCGGCAGATTCAAAATCAAGATCGTTCATTACGATGGCGCGGGAACTCATACGTTCATATCAAACGAATACTTATACAACAGAGGCGTTGTTCCAACAATAGGATCTACATCAATACAATTAATAACAGATTCATCGTCGAGCAATGTAAAATACAGATGGTGCTCAGGCCTAAAATACGTAGCAAATGGCAATGTCGTCGTCCTAGCAAACAACATAAGCAACCTCAACAACATGGCTGCTGTAGAAAATCAGCTTTCATATGATTTCGATGTTCTAACAATAGCCGAAGACAGTCCAATCACCGAGAACAACAACTCATTAGCTATTAACAATTCAAGATGTTCTTTCGCTATAAGATTCGACATTGCTAAAGAAGTTCTAAACACGGAAGTCATATCAGGATTTGTTAGCGTAAGAAATGCATTCGCTGAATCGACAAAAATGCCAGTTGGCGTAAACATATTAATAAATTCAGTGAAATATCCAAAAACGTCTGACACGCTTCATGAATACTTCTCTGATGAACAGTTTAGGGTATTAAGCAATTTCGCGCCTGAATCAGATGGTGGCACTGAATATTCAACGTTGATGCCGTGGGATTCTACAGCAAGCTTAATAGAATACGACAGCGGCAAGGGTCTACAAGTTATTCCAGGAAAAGGCTTAGTCTTCCCATATGGAAATTGGAGCTCGTTCGTTCCACAAGGGCCAAACTATGAAAACCAGGCAAACGAAAGATTTTTCGCAAGAGTGTTTACTGGCAACAGTAAAGTGAAGTTTGGCGGCACATTCGTTTTCGAAGGTCTTCCATTAAGCGCTTTTTATGACGATAGACTATCTATAATAATAAGTCCATCATATGGCGAAGACTGGTATGACTTAAAGAGCATTAGAAATGTAGAAAGCGCAATCATTAGAATGGATGGAACTTCAGTGTCGACTATTGGCGTAATGACAGATGCATACGAAAAAGATGGAAATCTATACGTAGAGTGGGCATATCCAATAAGTATCGCATCAAATCAGCCGCTTTACTTCAAGCTTGGCATGAAATATACATATCCTTACTGCATTAAGAGCGTAACTCTTTTGAACACTGACTTAGAGGAGGGCTGGTAAAACAATGTACACCTCGAAATTCGCACAAATAAGAAATTCAATGCATACTTATTCCAGAGCTCCTTTAGCTAAAGGACAGCGCTGGATTGACCAATGCACAGCGCCGGCTGGACACAACGTATACTTCGATAGGATAAGAGCGGAAGAAATACCTGAAATATTGACTATAGAAGATAGAGCCGCATACTTAGTGAACGCTGGCGAAAAATATGTCATAAGCGCAAACTGTCCAGGCAACAAAGACTATACAAAGGTATTGAAGTTCATTGACCACGCAAAAATAGCGCCAATACTAAACACTAACAACGAATCATACATCGTAGTCGATGAAAGCAACAATCCAATTACAGGGTTCATTGATCCAGCAGACAAGCCAAAGAATCAGTATACATTGTCCGAAGGCTATACAGTAAGACTATTTGCAGCAGATGGCGTAACTGAGATAACGAGAAACTATGGTTGGACGTTTGACTCATTCAATGGAATCATAACATTCAAAAGCGACTGCTATCCAGGCGGCCCAAACTGGCCAGTCGAATTTGGCGAGCCTACAATCGAAGGAATTGTCTACATTGGCAAATACGTAAGCGACATCTTAGACGAATACAAAAATAGTATCCAAGAGATTAGCGAAGCTACACAAAACAGCGACGACAATTCAATGATCATAAAGCCGTTTAAGTTTACTACATCGAATATGACAGCGCTTGGCGAGCCTTATGCTGTAGACGACCAAGATCCAAATTACATCAATTATTATCAACTTATGTCGATTGTCATTCCAGCATATGTATTCGAAGTAACGATGCTTGACAAAGACACCACGATACTAACTGAGCTAAGGCATCTTCCAAACGGCTATACACAGATTCTAATTGACATTCCATGGGATGTCAGATATAGCAGACCAATCATTAGGTTCGACTATGAAGGTGGAAATTCAGCCATTGGCGCAAGAATTCCAGTCATAGGCGCATACAAATTCATGGCAACGTCGTTCATGAATAAAGACGGGTCAACAATCATGGTCGCTTCAGTAAAAGACTATGAAAACGATCCAAACGACGTTATCGCAACGCCAAGCCAATATGAGTACTATGAAGAATATCAAGATGGGGAGCAAGCTCCTTATAGTCAGCATGCTCTTCCAGCTCAGTCGACAATGGGCCATAACCCAATGCCACCTCATACATACAGCGATGATGACATCGTTGTAAACAATTTCTTCCATTAAATATTACATTTAAAATAAATAATAAAAATTGAGGAACTACTTATATGATAATTAACAATCCTACATCTTTAGCTGGATTCACCCGAACCTCTGTTACAGGCGCTACTGAAACTGAATATCAGTTAGCGACAATCGGGCAAGTCAGGACTGCAATCAACAACATAAACAAGAAGTTTGAAGAATTGCTTAAAGGCACAGCTGGATCTCCTGGTGACGAAGCAGATAGAAGCGACCAGGTAACTGGAGGTGGTCTTAAGCTGAAGAAAGGATACGCTTGGATTGCTAGCAATGGCAAAATCGAGCCAAGTCTCCTTCCAAATCTCGCCATTACGAATACATACGTTGTTCCGTATGGCGCAATTCAGCCTTTGATGCTAAATGGATCTGGAAACAACGAATACAGTATTTATGACGCTCTTAGCATGTGGTGCAAAGATCAGATCGCTCACAGCGTAGACACTGGAATTTCAGAAATCCGCAAAGGCGACATTTTGATTATCACACCTACCGACAATACTACAGACGTAAGCTATACGACTGAAGACGTGATCATCAATGAAGAAGGCGGCCGAACCAATTCACGCGCTAACATCAATCCAGCGTATCTTGGTACATACATCGTGACACAAGAGCCAATAAATGAAGATCCATATATCTTCGCGAAAATGGCTTATACCGACACAAGTATCGTCACAATCAATGGTATTGCGCCAACGAATAGCGCAGGTCAGCTTACTCTATATCTACACGATATTCTTAAGACCGGTTTCAACGATGGAACAAGCGATACAATGTCAGACGCTGAGACGCTTTCTAACGTGGTATATAACTTAAGATCTGGAAGCACGAAGCCAATTATCGTTTCAAATGGCGTCAATAATACTGAATACGTTAGATTTGGATTTAAATCCAATAGTCTTGACAGTGGCATTGAAGATAGAGTTTTCTTCTATACTACTACTGAAGAGTATGAAGCTGAACAATCGAAACGTGAAGCAGACGACAATTTCCTATCAAGCGCAATCTTACAGCTGAGAGCTGAATCAGAAGCTGAAGATGCTAGCATCAACAACAAGATTGCTGGCATTAGTGGCATCGTTGGGACAAGTGGCGCAATCCAAAATCTAAACGATCCAGCAGTATTCAATGCAGCTGCTGCTATGACTGCACCAGTGTTCACACAGTTAGAAGCCCTTAGATATAGTGTCGACTACAACGCTGAAATGCTAGATACTACAAGAAACAATACGAATGCCCTTCTCCGTAATCTGTACAGCAATATCGATTCACTATACAGTAATTTGAATGGCCGAGCCGTTGCGTTCATCGAAAGAGAAATTACGTGGACTGCAAGCGGAGATGAAAACTGCACATACACAAACGCGCCTGGCACCTATTCTACTGACGATTTAGTGTATAACAGCGAAAACGCTGCCGCTGAAAATGCAGTGATTGGCAAGTGGATTTGGAAATATACATACAAGCCATCAGTCGTTGGAACGACTGTAGATGAAACTGCAGCGCATACTTACAGAGACGCTTACAAAAACTCAGGCGCAAACAATGGTGATACTGAAGGCACAAATGACAGAACCATAAAATCTGATGAAAGAATTGTTGCAGTATTCGATGAATATGGCAATCAAATCAACGTCGACATACAGCGTGTCCTTGATGACAGCACAGGCGTTTACGATTCAGTCATAACAGTCGTAGTCGACAATGTTGGAACTGAAAATGGTATGCCAAAGAATAGTTTAAACGGTGTCAAGTGGACATTGTTAATTGCAAAGACAATCGTTGGTATCGAAAATATCCATGCAGTTACTGACATTGCAGTTGGCAAAGGACGCGAACTCAGCAATACACGCGACCGCATCACCGGTGCAGGCTTTGCTCAAGCAATCGATGAAGTTCTCAATCCATATACGCTTCCAACACGTGCTAACTAAAAATTAGTACTTAACAACCAATAAAATAAAAAAGCTCGATTGATAGATTCAATCGAGCTTTTCAGTTTATATGGCTAACACAACAAATGAATTATTTCTCAGTAAGCATATCCGTAAAGCGATCTTTTAGAATCTCTTCACGAGCGATGTTGAACACTGACGCTTCAGCCAGGTTGTTAGCGTATTTCTGAAGCTTATCGTTGTCCTTCACAGACTTCATAGCTTCAGCAGTCACCATTTTGTTGAAAGGACCAGGCTTAATCCCGCATTTGTTCTCTTTCGAATAGCGCAGCTCCTCAGGAATCTCATTCTCAAAGATGTTGATCTTAATTTCGTCAGCTGACTTGCAAATGTTGCCTTGACAAGCAGAGCCATCGTCCAAAATAGCTCGAAGATTCTCCCACTGCTCGTCCTTTAAATTTGGAAAATCGTCTTTCAGCTTCTTAGACTTATTGTCGTCGATGTAGATGCCACGTTCAGCTAGAAAATCTCTAAACGACGTAATCTGAGCGAAATCCAAAAACTTAACCGCTAATGCGACGTCATCTGCAAGCTTAGCCAACTTAGCAGGCGACTCAGGCTTCGGCCATCCTCCCATATAATGATGAAAATCGACAATCTTCTTAAAGTTCTTACTAAGCTGCTTCTTCGCCTCGTCCTCGTCTGCTGAATCACTAAGTCCGCTTGACATCAAGTCGACAAAGTCGCCTTTGATGTCTTTCATCTCAGGTGTGTAGTCGTTCATAATCTTTAGCCTATTCTCAGCAGCATTCTTCAAAACATCCTTGAACTCATCTGAATGAATATAGTCTTTAACATCGTCGATCTTTACATCGGTTTCTTCTTCTGCCATGAAATAAATTCTCCTTTGGAATACTATTTTCAATTTAAACTCATTTTAGCCAAAACGCCACTATGCACATTGCTTGTCAAGAACTTTTCTGACTTCCATAAGTCGATAAGCTTGTCAGAGTAGATGACAGACTCGTTTACGTCCTTGAACTTCTTTAGCGTCTTCGGCCAAATGAACACTTCCTCGAATGGACTACTGTCTACTATCTTTCTCGTAGCGTTTCTTGAAGACTCGTCTACAAGCTGATTGTCTGGCATCCATACTATTCTGTAGTCTTTCCTATAGTTTTCTAATATATCCTTCTGATGATTTGACAGCTTAAGCGAACCAGCCGCGACGCCGTTCTTGCACCATATAGAATCGAAGACGCCTTCCAATATGAAGATGAACTTGAAATTCTCGTCTATCATATCAAGCCCAAATATAGGCTTTTCAACGTCAGGCGGAAACTTATACTTGTCTTCGTTCTTCTGAGACTTTAGAAACGTTCTTTCCTGATAGTAGTCGTTCGACCATGGTATGACGATTCTTCTCAATTTGTTGTCATAATAGAACCTGAACCACTTTGGAAGAAACGTCGCTCTATCGAGCTTTCTGCTTTCAATATACGTCTTAGCTAAATCAGGTAGCTCAAGCGACCATTCATGCTTCATCAGCTTATCATCTATAGCGAACTCGTCAGCTTTCTTCGGTTTCTCTAGTCTATCGTTAAGAAGCTTACTATACCTATCGCCGTCAGTCTCTTCATGCTCATGACTTTTGATTGAGCTAAACATATTCGACTTCTCGAAAAGCTCAGCCTTGACGTCTTGTATAGACTTGCCTGACACAGCTGACAGGAACATAAGGCCTGACATGCCAGAGTTAGCCGGGCATCCTGCGTTCCAGCAGAAATAAGAGCCAGTGTCGATGTAGAACCACCCTCGCTTCGAGCGAAGCTTCTTTCCATCTCCGCATATAGGGCATCTAAAGTTAAGCTTGTTGCCAACTCGCTTTACATGCGGGACATATTCGTACACCATCTCTGGCATATAGTCTTTTATGTCGAAGATATCCATGCTCTAAAATATAGAGAATTGCAGCAATCATAAATTTTCAATAAAATAAATATATTAAATGAAATTGACACATATGAACGGTAAAGACGCGATAACGAAGTCGTATATAAGAATGATATTAGAGTCTGCTGAAAACGATAGTATTGAAAGCCTGAAGAAAGCAAGACCTGAACTAGTAGACATTGAAGCGATATTCTTAGTGCTAGCGACAGATGGGTTGACAGACAAAGAAGATTCGCTCGTCGAGCTTCTTAAGAAAGGCAGCTACGACTATCTAGACTTAGTAGACACTGATATGCAGCAGTTCAAAGAACTTGTAGACAAGATGACGTCTATGTTCGGGCCAGACGGATGGCCAGTCGAGTTCAGCGACTTCTCTACGCTTACTGAAATGAAAATATTGATAAACGACAACAGCGGCATCGACGATGGCGTCATACGAAGAAACCAAGACGCTATCGTGAAGCTTATGAATAAACAATACATAGAAAATGTAAATGCGGAGCATATAATGAAGTTTGGATGCATAAAAGACGCCAAGCCAGAGTACTACAAGCTACTTGTAGACGCAATCATAAAAGCTTCAGGTGCATTGTATCTAATAACTAACATACTATATGAAGGACTCAGCCAAAGAACTGACTGCGATGACACGATCATTAGCATCCTAAAGAAGTTCAGCATAGCCATTCAAAAGACAGAAATAGAAAACTTCATCAATAGACGCCGAACGCCATTGTCGAAAAAACTGCAAAGATACTTCAAGTCGATTTGCGGAAGCATGATCGCAAAGAAGATAGACTATAAGTTCAACGAGATATCTCAGAAAGAGTTCGACAGACTTATCCAGACAAAGGACATCTTCGTCTACATAACGCCATTGTCGAACAACACTACGCTGTCAGAAGACATGAGACTAAAGATGATAGACGTATTAGAGCAGCAGATAAGAATTGGGAACTCAAACTATGCGCTGATATTCTACGACATGGGAAGATGCGCAGGCATCACAGAAAAGGTAGCGAAAAGGCTATTCGACAAAGCTGACACCGCAGTCGACATAAACTTAGCGTCGAACAAAGACGTCTCCAGCGAATTGAAGAAGCAGCTACTTGAAAGGCATAAGCATCATCCAAACACATACAGACTCATAAAATCTTTAATATAGTAGAATGCATATGAATACATTCGACATAATATCTAAAGAATATAAGAAGACTTTACTACTAGATGACACCACTGAAGACGCTACTAAAAATCCAGTAGACAGAATGCTGAAGAAACGTCCAGATCTAAAAGACAAGAACATGGATGCAGTATTCTTAAAGTTGGCGCTTCTTGGGCACACTGACAAAGAAGAAGAGCTAGCAGCTCTTCTAGAGAAAGGAACGCACCAAGTCGATCTTCAAAATACAGTAGTCAGAGGCGGGCCGCTTGGAATGGGCGACGACATTGGAGCCGAAGACGAATGTGAAGAAGCACTTGTGAAAATAATAGAAAAACTAGACAGAATAGCGAGCAAAACTGGAAGCGGATGGCCAGTCAGCTTCAGAGATTTCACGACACTCGTCGATATGAAGATTATATTGATGCTTCCGCTCCATTGCACAAAAAATGAAATACTCATGGCGAACGAAAATGCATTGATAAAACTATTGAAGAATGGAATGCTAAGCGAATTCACGATTGGCGAGATGAACGTCATACAGATACGAGTGCTTTCAGATGTAAAGGAAATGTCAGCTGAATACTATGCATCACTTGCAGAAAGCATCATAAAGTATGTCAATATAAGCAATTCAACAGACGATGTAGCTACCACGACTCTACTGCTATGCGACGTTGTAAAGTCTGCAATGACAGCCAGCGATAGCGATGCAGCTGTGCTGAGGATATTCGACTTAACCAAAAGCCAAAGCATCAAAGAAGCCATAATGTCTACATATGTGAAACTCAAGACGAAAAACGGAAAACTACTGGACGAAAAACGTCTGTTCTCAAGAGAAATGCTAGAATACTTAAAGAAGACGTCTTCTATGCACTCAGTGTTCGGCTTGCTGTTCTTCAGTCTTCCAGACGACATCATTAAGCAAGTAGAAGACAGCTCAAAGTCGCATGCAATGCTTATGCGTCTGCTGCAGTTCATACCAAAAAACAAGAACCGTCTATCTGAATCTATAGCTTCTGAATTGATAGACAAATTCAAAGAAGCTGGGGCAGCTAACATATGCGAAGCCTTGGCTAAACGAGACGACGTGACGCCAGCGTTAGCCATGAAGCTGCTTAGCTTGAAGTCGCGCTATATAGACGAAGCTCTTCACAGCAACAGCAAGCTTCCAAAAGACACGAAAGCCGTCGTCAAGAAGAACGCTATGCAGAGTTAGAACTTCTTCTTGAAATACTCGACAAGAGTCTGCTCAGTCTCTACGCTTAAGCCTCTACATTTGTAGAAATACGTCGCGCATCCATCTAATACTTTAGTCATGCCAAAGCCAGCATAGTAAGCGTCGAGCTTCTCCTGGTCGAAGCAGCTATACGACTGAAGATAGATGAAGCTGTAGTCCTTTTCGATAGACTTAAGAAGCTTCAAGCCAAAGCCGCTTCCTAAGCGAGCAGAGGCAATGGACGAACAGCGACTTGACGCCTTCGACTACGTACTCTCTTACGCTAGAAACAGCTACAAGTCGCCTTCTGTATGTAGCTGCAATGAAGAACTCTGACAGCAGTGGCCATTTAGCAGACTTCCACAGCATGCTCTCCGGAACTAGAAGAGCATTCTCGTTCAGCGATTCAAGCCTCTTCAATGGCCACTTAAGCATAAACGCTTCAGGTGATAGAATCAACGTCTTCATCTTTACTTAAACAAAAAGGAAGGCTTATGCCTTCCTTTTATATCTTTATTTAAATTTGTTTCATTTTACTTTAATGTCATTCAAGAACTCTTGCAATGCATTGAACATATATTCTTTCTTCTTATCGTTGTCAACAGTAGAAGTATAATCATCAAGCTTCTTCTCTAAATTGTTGTAAGCGCACTCAACGACAATGCCATGCTCATTGACCATGTAGTCTTTCTGCTCCATGACGACATCATTTACATAGCAGCCAGGTCCAGACGGATCAAGAACTGTATCAATCGTTATAAGATTGTATTGGTTCTTTTCATTAATGACTTTATTATCCGGATTGTCGACTGCACCACGTGTAGACTTTCCAATCTTTCCACCATGCATCAAGATTGCGGCTAAAATATCGCCGTTTGGTGTTCCAGGTGTTCCAAGCCTACTATCAGAATTCAAGACAATCGATTCGCCAATGTAGTTCTTTCCTTCAGGCGTAAGCGACGTGATAATCTCGCAAGCATCCTTTGGATTGACTTGATGCGACTGAGCGTGGTTAAGCTCCGCATAAGCTCTCATTGGCTCAATCCAAATCTTCCTATATTCAGGAATGACCGACTCCTCAAAATACTTAAAATCGTACATTCTACCATTTACGTTCACGACATCGCATGCAATGTATAGTCCTTTTATCTTCAGTTTAGCCGGTTGCTTTGCATTTGCCTGCTCTAATATGACAGATATATCATTAAACGCTACGTCTTTAGGCTGTGTATTCTCAAATAATAGTTTCATAGTTTACTATTAGAATTTTCATTTAATATTATTTATATAGAAAATGAAAAATAAGAGCTATACGCATTGCATTTATAAATAAAATAAAATATCAGTATAGTTTATACATTATGCTTTCATTTTCAGACTTCTTTAAGATAAACAATTCAAGAAATCTGCTTTACAAATTAAAGCAGATGACACTTCTGTTCGAAGGCAGAGAATTCGCAGATTTAGTCACGTTCAACTCAATTCCGTGTCCAGCGAATATAAATGATGCAGAAGATTTGATAAACGGCGGGCCGGTTCATAGAATATCGTTTAGAGACGACCAAGGCAAACCAATCAAAGGCTGGGATGAAGAATTTAAGAAAGCAGCAATCGTCATTATGTCATTTAGAATTCTTGCATTGCTTGGAGCAAGCGGACATAGCGTTGGGCAAGAGACAATCTCAAAGGACACTCCTGGATACTGTTCAGGAAAGGACATTAAAGAACTTGAAAACAAATTAGTTGCGTCAATGCTGAGATTCATACAGTTCATAAGCAACAAAGTCTACAAATCTAACACTATCACAAATTCTCTTATGTCCAGTCCAGCAGACTTTGCTTTAGCATGCGCAACGAAGCTTACAAGAGACACTAATAGATATATGATTTCATTAGATAGAGAAAGCTTGTACAATGCATTAAAGAAACTTTTAATAGACGATCCAGACAATTTCTGGAAACGGATTCGATTTGCAAGTACGAAAGAACTTTTTTAAGCGCTTCAAGCTTCTAATATTAGCGGCGAATAGATCTGAATGGGACAATTATCTACAAAACATATTCAAAGCAGAAATGACAATAAACAACGATGGTGGCTGGAAGATAACATATCCAAATCTTACTGTAGAAAATTTATTTAAAAACTACCATCTAATGCATAAGATAGATGTCGATACAAACAATCGTGAAGATATTAAAACTAAAGAAGAAGACAAGGATACTGCTGAACAAAACTTAAGTTCATATGAAAACGGCGGTGACATCATTGATACAGCAGAAGAATTGGAAAGAGCCGCTAAAATGGATGAAGACTATCGCAAGATACAGTCGTTCCTCGGATTCGACATAGCAGAAAGCAGTAAGTTCAACGGAAAGCGCTTATCTAACATCGACGTTGATAGAATGTTTGTCATAAGCTTATGCAAGATAGCGTCATGTTCAGGCGATGAAAGCGGCTCCACAAGTCAGCTTAACAATAAAGAAGAAAAAAGCATTGGTAGAATGCATGCAAGCTATTTAAAACAATGGCAATATGAAATAGAATCTCAAGGTCTTGCATGGAAGAATCTATGCGATGGAACTAAAAACGTAAAATTGTCAGACATAGACAATCTATATACATGTTTAATTAGAGTTATTGTGTCGAACATGAAATTCGCGGCAGCAAAAGAAAGGTCGCAGATATTCACAGATGGCGTTGAAGGCAGAAAAACTAATGTCCAAGGCTCTACTGAGCATGGTTATCATGCTTCATGTGGAATTATGATTTCAATCGACAGCCCAATAAATGCAGGCAACGAACGTGGCGACAAAGAAATGACGCTTGGCGACACAATTGGCGACAATGGTGCAGCAGCAAAATCTACATTTGAGTCTGCTGCATTGAACGACATGAAGATGTCTGATGAAAATGGCGACTTTATCGCAATAGAAAGACCAAACAACGGTATGTTCAAAGTATACTTCGATAATGACAATGCTATAAAATACGTTCAACCCGTCGATAAGAATGGCAGAACTGAAAGCATCATCTGCGATAAAGATGGAAATCCAATCAATAGCAGCGACCAATCGCTGCTTCCAGGGACATTTGACATATATGAAGAGATTAGACGAATAAACTTAAAGAAATTCGACTTAATAGAAGCAATATTCTTTGAGAAGGCATCATCAATCGTAAATCCAAATGTCGAAATCATGAATGCTAATGAAGAAGTTGAAACGTTGAATCTGAATACATTGTATCACACAATGTTCATCACAATGAAAACTCATGCAACCGACGACGACAATTCAATAGTGAAGATTGGACGAAACCCAAGAGCTAAAGATTCGTCGTTTAGATATAAGCTAATGACAAATGGCATATATCCATTGATGAAAGAAGACTATGAGAAAGGCATATATGATCAGAAGACAATGGAGAATCTAGATAAGCTAGCGTTCTTCATCGAAGGCGCGGCTTTCTGCGATGCATCAGCAATGGAAGAATCAATGTATGCACGCAATCCAGAAGGACTTGCTGTAAAAGGAAAGGTCACAAAGTCAGCAGTGTTTGCAGATGACGACGAAGGTACCGCTGTGCAGCATCATAGCATAACTGGCGCAAAATACTCAGATTGGAAAGCTGATAGAATAAAGCCAATCGAACAGCAAGAAGGCATGGCGCCAGGAACCTACACAAGAGGCGTATATCCACCAAATAGAGAAAACAAAAATAGAGACGATGGAAAGAACATTTACAAAAATGTAAAAAGCTTAGGCAATGACGACTATGCATTCTCAGATTCAATGCTAGATGGTCTTGCAAAATCGTATGACATCGTAAAAGTGTTTTCAATAAAAGTCTTGTTGAATATGATATTCACAGCATTCAATTCTAGCATTAAGAAAATTGAAGAAAACTTAAACGAATATGGCACATATGGTAAGTCTGGCCAAGCTGAACCTGCAAAGATAAGAGTGTATAAAGACGGTAAATCTACAGACGAAGGCTATAGCATAAGTCCTGGAATATCATTAAGAGTAACAGATTTAAGATACGACGGCGACATCGACAATTTCATCTTTAAGCTATGCAATGCGTTATTCCATATTGAAGAATTCTATAAGTCATTCTCCGACATAAGTCCAAAGAAGCAGATTGGAAAAGAAGACATTTTCAGCGGCGTCATCACAAAACCATATGAAAAAGAAGAGGACGAAGAACAGACAAATGAAAATGGAACAACTAAGAAGCCTAGAAGAAGAAAAAAAGTCGAAAGCGAAGATCCATTAGCAAATGTCGATCCAAATATTTCAAGCGAATTAATTAATGGTCTTACAGACAATAATGATGAAATCGCTAATTTAATTGGAAACGATGAATCTGGACTTACAAATAACATAAACAATGTCTACTTCAATGGTGGAGTGATAAGCGACGCATATGACAAATATCTTACAAGAGAAGGCAATTCATTAGTTACATTGTCGTCTATAAAGAATTTATATAATAGATATCTACAGTCATTGATTAGATATGGCAAAGCAAAGCCAGAAAAACGAAAGACTGCTAAAGGAAATATGTGGGACGCTGCGACTACATTCTGTGATGCAGCTTTAAAACTTTGCAACAAACTAAAGAAGAATCAGCAGCTTCATCCTGATACATATGAAACCGATTTCGCAGATCAAATTGCAGCATATAAAAAGGCTAATGCATTTATTACAAAACGCATGCTTGAAAATAGAGTATTGTTCAATCCAGAACAGATAACTGATGCTGAAGAATATTGGCAAACGAATGTTCAGCCTGGAAAAAGTGGACGCAAAGCTCAAAGCAGCAACGAAGAATAAAAAACAATAAAATAGATGCATGAATCCGCAGATATGTAAATATTTGCGGATTCATTCTATAAAAAAAGACTCATGGACAAAAACGACCTACTAAGAGGAAACCCAAAGCTTAAGGCAGCTAACGTGTCCGAAATCGTCGCGCCGTCTACGCTAATGGACAGACTTAGCGAGATGCAGCGAATAATGGAAGACCCGATATACTTCGCTGAGAAATACTTCTACATAACGACACTTGACAATGGAACACAGCTAATAAAAGTATATCCAAAGCAAGCTGAAATGATAAACGCGATGTGCAAGAAGAACAGGACTATCGTGTTGTCCGCAAGACAGACGCGGAAAATCGACATCGTATTCCATATTCGCGCTATGGTATGTCTTGACAAACAAAGAGAAGAACATTCTTATCTGCGCTAACAAACTAAAGACTGCTATGGAAATCCTCTCTAGAATACAGATGGCGTACCAAGAGCTTCCAAATTGGCTAAAGCCACGGAATAACTGAATGGAACAAATGCACCATAGCGTTCGACAATGGATGCAAGATTTCAGCTGAAGCTACTTCAGGCAATTCAGGAAGAGGACAATCAATCCGGAGTATTAGTTTGCGACGAGTTCGCCTTCCTTCAGCACTCAGTCGAAGAAGAGTTCTTACAGTCAGTCTTTCCAGTCGTGTCTTCTTCAAAGACTTCAAAGATCATCATTGTGTCTACTCCAAATGGAATGGGCAATGAATTCTACAAGATATACACACGAGCTACATTAGCATTAGACGGAGAAGACAAAGTAGACGATAGATTTAGATGGACCCCAGTAAAAGTCGATTGGTGGGACGTTCCAGGAAGAGACGAAAATTGGAAGAAACAACAGTTAGAGACGTTCAATGGCGACGAAAAAGCATTTGCCCAAGAATTCCGGAAACAGCTTTAGCGGATCTACTGAAACGCTAATTGATGCAGGTGTTCTAGACGTATTAAGAAACAATTTTGCAAAATCTCATATTGAAGGAACTGAAATACAACTGCACAAAGACTTCTCAAAGACGAAAATAAAAATATATCACCCACCACAAGAAAATCATGCTTACATTATTGGCGCCGACCCGTCTATGGGAACTAAAGCAGACTTCCATGCAATGACTATATTCGACATAACAAATGCATTCAAAGTAGTTCAAGTGGCTACATATCATGACAATGAAGCTTCTCCTAAGCTATTCGCATACATGCTTGCTAAGATTGGAAGAATGTACAATAGCGCATACATCGCTATGGAAGACAATGGCGTGTCGCAGGTGACGCTCGATGCTCTATGGAGAGACTTTGAATATGAAAACATCATATGCGAAGGTGGAAAGGGCACAATGGGAATACACTCTAACAACAACAGAAAAATGATTGGATGCATTGCATTAAAGAACTTCCTAGAAGACGAAATGAAAGAAATTGAGATAAACGATGGAAGGCTGATAGCGGAGCTTGAGACATTTGAAAGAAAAAGCACAGCTGGCAAAATGCCAACATATAGGTCAGCAGATGGTCATGACGACTTCGTCATGGCTACAGTATGGTGTATGTTCTCGCTTGACATGAAAATAGCAGACAGATACTATGACATAAAGAAGACTGTGCTAAACAACTTAGGAGAACAGACGCCTCTTCTTATTCTTCCAATGCCAGAAGACGCAAACGACAGAAACGAGAAGATGCGACTAATAGACGAAAAGATGGTTGGATTCAAAGAAGCATATACAAATGGCATTGAAACTGGAAAGAACGCCATTGAAGCATTCATTAGAGAAAACAAGCTAAATGCGTTCGATACGTCAGATCCTGAAGAGCCAGCGATAAGAAGACCATCTGAAGACGAGGCATTTACATTCCAAATGTTCAAATAGAAAACTATATAGATAACAAAAAAGCCAGACATTATGTCTGGCTTTTTTTTTCAATTATACTTTATATTACCATGGACGCTTAAACGGACAGCCTGGAATCCAAGCTGGGCCATGATGCCCGCGTTGAATCTGATAGCCAAACGGATCATCCACGCATTGAGAGCCTGGCGCCCAGCTAAACTTGACTTCATATATGTTCGTGTTTATCTGCTCGACGACATCCTGCAAGTTGTCCGTATACATCGTAAGCCATTTAGCGCGCTGGAACTTAGACTTGTCGGTAAGATACCTTATGTCGTGAGCATCGCTAAGAGAATGCAGATACATCTCATCGAACTCAACCTCTAAATCGAAATGCGCATCCATTGAATTTCTTCTAAATACAATCGCCATTCCAGTCTTATTGACGTCTATCAGCTCGTCGAAAGCTTTGTCCGTCTTCGCTACGTCGTTCTTGTTGACTAGCCTATTAGACGTCGTGTCGAACTGTGGAAGCGTCTTCAGCGAAAGCTTATACGTCTCGCCTTGAGCAGGTGGCGGGTTGTCTTCATTAAAGATAAGATGTATCGTGTGAGTAGACTCGATGACGACTTGCCCGACTGAGATGGAGTCAATGCCTTCTTTAAGCAGCGGGACGTAAAAGATTGGCTTGCCTTCAGCGTTCCACATCTCAAGCGTCAATGGAAGCGTCAATCCATGCCTAACATACAGCGTGTTGCCGTCTATCCACTTCACGTCTGTCGTGTTAGTGTCCGCTGAAATCTCAAAGCTTCTTAATTTTGGAAGCTCGACCTGGTACTCGAACTCTTTCCAATTCTTTGGCATTGCTGGAAAATAATCATCAAGGAACAGTATCGTGTAGAAGTATTTGTCTCTGCTTTGCATAAGTCGTCGTAAATCATCTTTAAATTATTTATAAATATCAACAATATACAAAAAAATAACGGCAATGAAAGACAAGTTCAACAAAGTGTACGATAAGCTAATGTCAAGCATCGCGAGCTCAAGAAAGCATCTAGTGTCTGAAGCTCCAGATGAAGAATATGCAGTAGTTTCATTCTCACTGGTAGATCCAATGGAGGTAGAAGACGAGCTAACATATGAAGACTGGGCTAGCCAGATGTCAGCTATAGCTGACATATTAAGCAAGTACCCGCATCAAATCGACTACGACTACGGGCAGTCGAATTTATATTCTGTTAGGGCTGTAGTCCCAGTAGACGAGATAAGGCAGTTTGGCAGCATGAAGCCATACATTGACACTGACACAGGAGAGCCAAACGAACTTCTAACGATTAGCTACTATTTGACAAACAATGAAATATCAGATCCATTCACTGAATGCTCATCAGACAGCGACTTCTTAAACAAAATCCATCAAGCAGAATGCTTAGAATACACTTCAACGCATCCTGAGACGGATCTTCCAAACAATGCAAAAGACTTTCTACTGTCAGACGAACAGATAAAGAGCGCTAAGAACTGGCTTGAAAACGAAGACGAATAAGTCATTCTACATAAAGCATACCAAAAGACAGTCCTTGACTGTCTTTTTTCATTCTATATGCTCATCAATGTATTGTATCCAATGACTCTATAGTCCATCAGCTTCCTGAATAGCCACTTGAAATAGCCAGGCTCGAATCGCTTCATATCTGAGCGCTTCATATAGATCGCGTCGTGGCATGTCATCGACTTTACGCCTAAGCTATGCAAGAAGTTGACCATCTTCACTGACATAGCCTTGAACTCCTCGTTCATGCATATCTGCCAGACGTCAGCTCTACTCCTGACGAACTTCCACACGCTATGCAGATGCAAGCGCATCAGATTGTCCAATCCCTGCATTCTAGTCCCCTTTCGTATCATGCTGTACTGCTCCGGCTTCATGTTGAGCCAGATCTTCATGATCTTCTTCGCGCCGTCAGTAGCTTTTCCAGTAGCTTTAGACTTTCCAATGACAGTCCTCATGTCTTTCAGCACGCATGCTTGGAACTTCAGTAGCTCGTCGCCTTTGATGTGGCATTCGCTTCTCTCTAAATGCTTAGCAAGCATATGCATATCGCTGCCTGGAATGTCGAACGCTTCTACTATCCTCTCGCCGTCTAGCCTAAGTATCCTCTTCCTGAAAGACTTTGGAAGTCTATGGAACAAATGATACCATCTTCCCTTTATGTACGTAGGTTCAAGCTTAAGCTGGACGTCAAGCAGTCTCTTGAAGTGGTTGTAAAGTAGCTCATCGTCTCTACAGTACTTCAAAAGCGATTTCTCGTCGTATGTAAGCTTCGTATAGAACTGTCGTATAGTGTCTTCTATGTATATGTCTTTTTCTAGCTGGTTCGTTCTATAAAATCTGTTTAACTTGTTTTTCTCGTAAAGTGTGTCGTCTGCTCCAGAGACTCTCTTCGAGCTTAAAGCTCGCATCACTTTGCCTGGCACTTCTACTTTGATAAGCTCATACGACAGCTGACGCTTCTGCTCGTCTATCTTGTCAAGCATTCGATGATGGATTAAAAACGACTTTGGAAAAGCGTCGTTAAGTCCGGCCAGACCAATAGTGGTTGTTTATCGCGATGACTTTGTTCTTCTGCATATCAAGCAATACTTTATGATACAGCTTACATGAGAACGTCTTTAGCGTAGAGCTTCTAATCTTGTTGAACCTGAAGTCAGTCTTATTGACCGACGTCTTGTTTAGTCGGATGTACAAGAAAAGCGCGATGTCTCGATATACTTGCATCGTAGACGAAAGCACTCGCTTCATCGACTTGCTTGGGTACGACTCTGCTCTAGCTTTAGCGAACTTCAACGCCAATCCGCTCGACTAAGTCGAAATATCTCTTTGAAACTACAGTTTTCATAGATCTCGTTCAACAAATATAACGTTTTTCTGACGTTAGAAAAGGCATATTCAGAAAAATCTATGTGATAAATATATAAAAAGACGTTTCATAAGAATGCAAGACATTGTAGAAAAGTACTTAAATGTCATATCAGAAAGCTCAAGCGAGATAGAGCTTCATATAGACATTGGTGCTGAATTCCTTGACGAAGACGATGAAAGACGAGCCGCAAAGCTTTTCGAGGAATTTCATTGCAAGGATGAAGATGAGCAGATGCCGCATTCAAAGCTATACATAAAGAAACAACCTGTGAAAATATGTGATCTCAATATGAGAAAATTTTTCTCTATGTATGAAATGCCATACACAAATATGATGTATGAACGACCGAACGTCAGCGAGATCGATCTAATAGCTAATGTATATGTGATGGGCGCATATATATGCTTCACGCCTATCGAATGCGACGATGAAGACGACAACAATTCTATACATGAAGTAGAGGCAGACGTCCGTCCATTGATAGCTTTCTGCTTCAACAAAGACTATATCAGAAACGACGTAGAATGGAGTCCACTCACCGACAACTTAACGTTAGATTTCAACTACAACGACTATCCATTGCATGGGCATCGACTTCTATATGACGCGAGCCAATTTCCAGCATATGCATTCATAGAGAGCTTCCATCCGCTAAGACTCGAGACAGCGTTCATTAGAATTGGAAACGTCTATGCATGGTACTGGGCTAGCGACTACGTCGACTATAAGTTTGAAAAAGACATCAGCGGAAACAATCCGGACATATTGTATAATGTAGTGAAAGAGACATTGAAAGAGCATACTAAAATCTAATCAATTGGCTCTATTAAAATGAAAGACTTCATAAAAGAGTATCTAAGCGTCATATCTGAAAGCGCTGACAACATATGCATAAATGTACTCTATGGCTCAGAGTTCATGGATGAAGCTGACATCGCGATACTTCATAGACTATCAAAGGAAGCTGTAGAGAACGACGAATACATTGAGAGAATGTATGTAAAGAAACAGCCTGTGAAGATATGCGATCTCAATATGAAGAAGTTCTTCACAGTAAACGAACTGCCAGACGTAGATGAAGACAGATTCGCTAAGCCTAATGTAAGTAAGATAAACCTAAAAGCTGAAGTATACGTGATGGGCGCTGTGATATGCTTTGCGCCGACGTATGTAGAAGATGAAGATGGAGAGGTTATCGCAGATGTAAAGACGTTCGTGATGCCATTAGTAGCGTTCTGCTTCAATAAAAAGCATATCGACAGTCTAGAAGTAGACGGCCTTATAGACTGTCTTACGTCAGAAGAAAGCTATTACGACTTTCAGCGAAACGGGCATCGACTTCTATATCAATCCGAATACTTTCCATGGTATATGTCTATGAAAGAGTTTCATCCGAATGAGTTAGAAGAAGCTTTTGAAAAGATCGGTGACGTCTATGCATGGTACTGGGCTGCCGATTATGTCGACTATGAATTTGAAAAGGATGTCAGCAACTATGAGCCAGAAAAACTATACGACGTAGTAAAAGATACATTGAAAGAATTCGCGTAAGCTCAATCAGTTCTTTTAAATAATACGCTACCACAATATCTTTGAATTGAACTTTTATATAATCAATGTTTATAATAAAAAGGCCTTGTAAAAACAAGGCCAAAACAAATTTAGTTTGTTTTTAATTATTTTTAATTATTCTGAAGTTTCCTGGTCAGATTCATCATTATCGATGATTTCTTCAGGTTCTTCTTCGTCATCTTGGTTTAGCGCTTTGTAAGCTAAGTCAGTCTGCGACCATTCGTCGAACTTTGTAAGAAACGTCGCCCACACATCCTTAGATTGATTTGATTGAAGATACGATGTCCTAAAATTTTTGTTAGGATCACTGTATGTCGGGCATGAATACCAGCCTTGTTTTGTATTGACGAAGAACCCACCTCGAACAGCTTCATCAAAGATTGACTCAAACTGACGGACGAACCCTTTCTTAAAGTCAAGCCAGATGTCGCATTCAAGAGATGGCCTAATCAGACGGTTTTTAATAGTGAAGAAGTGAAGACGAGTCTGGCCATAATAAGCTTCAGAGTCCTTTTCTTCATTTTTCTCAAGGCAGCGCGAACACTGGACATTGAGCGAACCCATATATTGAATCCCCTTTCCTCCGCCTTGATTCTTAATCTTATTTGTAAACATCGCAGCCGGGTCGTCGTAGACGTGGTTGATGACGATCATTGGTGTATCAGACTTCAAGCATGGCACCGTGATAGCCTTCATCATATTGTTCACGATCTTCGCGCGGCCACCCATTTCAGAAACGACTTTGTCTTTCTCAGCGTCTCTAAACAACTTCGCTGGAACAAGAGCGCCTAAAGAGTCAAGCACACACATAAACTTCGCGTCAGGGTCTTTCTCTTTATACTCCATGATCATATTGAACGTATCCAAGATCTTCGTCTGAGCGTCTTCTACAGTCTCGACTAGAATCTGCTCAACACTTTCAGGATTGCAGCCAGCGTTCTCGAAAAACTTTCTGCCAGCGCCACCTTCAGAGTCGAAATAAAACACATGCTCGCATCCATCTTTCTGAGCGTTAGCAATCAACGTAGCAGCAATCAATGATTTGCCAACTGAATTTTCACCGGCTAAAATTGTGATTCGACCGCTTGGAATGCCTTTCTTAATGCTGCCGGAGCAAATCCTGTTCAATGCCATCGAACCTGTCGAGATCCAATAGCTAGGCTCGCCATAGCGTGAATTAAGAATAGAGTCGCTGCCGATCTTCTCTCGATACTTGTTTAGGAAACTCTTAAAATTAGCTCCCATTATGTTCTCCTTTGAATATTTTGTATAGACAATTTAACCGTTTTCTGCCTGTTTTATATAGTATTGATTATATGCGTTGCTGACAGCTTCTGGCGTCAGTGTCTTAAAGGCTTCCCCATCGTCGATCATCTCTATGAATCTATTGATGTCGATTATTGTATAATAGCTAAGTATGTCGTCTATGCGTATCTGGTTTCCTGAAATCTCAACGTGTCCAGGCTTTATCAGTTCAAAATCTCCAGAAGCATTCACCATGAAAAAATCTGTCATTGCAAATTTCATAGCTCTTGTGACCTTTGCGCAGCCATAATCGTCGGTTTCGTTGTTAGCTTTAATTTCATTTTTAGATGTGTTCTCTACATTTGCAAATATTATTTCTTGCATTGTCTCAATTCTCCATCTTAACAAATTAACATTGGAATTTTTTCGACAGCCCTTATTTCTTCCTGCCTTCGAACCAATCATAAGCATTTTCGATAGCCTCGATGCTCAAAGTCTTAAATGCTTGGTTTCTGTCGATGAGGTCGTTGAATGTCTCTTTAGCATAATAGTGAGATTCGCCGGTGATATCGACGATCTTAAGCTTTTCGACTTTATCTGAATTGACGTAGAATTCTACATAGCCCGGCTTTATCAGTCTAAAGCCTATTGTGTCTTTGACATAGAAATCAGTTGAAGCGAACTTCATGATCTTAGCTCTTATGAAATTGGCGTCAGTAGATTCTTTATGCTTGACTTCATTCTCTACATTAGCGAAATTGATTTCTTGTAGCATATTCATTCTCCTTCTTAACTAATTAACTTCAGGATTTCAAATAAAAATAAACATATCTAAACCGTTTTAAATATTTTCGGATTTTATACGATATGCATTATAATAAATATTGTAAAAATATTTGTAATCATTATGAGCAAGCGGAATATATTCTATATACGAAAAAGTCCTCAAAAGCAGATACAATAAAAATCATGTCATTAAAGAAAGCATAGAAGATGACTTATACTTAGAGATGAGCATTAATATGCCTAAGCTTTATAAAGAACTTGCAATTGCAAACGTGTTACTTGGAGCTGACGTAAAAGAAGCAATTGAAAGTAGTGTTGATGAAAATAACAACTTTGATGTATATATTACATACAATGCAGAAGGCGAGCCTGAAACACCACCAACAATTGGCATGACGCCCGAATCGTCGGATCCAGGCGATCCTGGATATTTTGACCTACTTGATATAACTGAAGCTTCTTTAGATAGAGACACGGCTGATGAAGATGAAGCAGAAACTAATAAAATAAATGAAGACATCAGAGCTTTCTTCGAAAACATCTTCATTGGAAGTACATTCGACGACGAGACGAAATTCCCGTACATCAATTCACTTAGAGCTGAAATTGAAGAAGACTTCTATGAAACGATGAAAGACAGAGCTGACGATTACGATAACTACGATCCAAACGATTATTAATACATAAGGCTTTATAGATATGCTAAAGAAATTAGACAATCTAGTTAGAAGGATATTGATGGAGACATCCAGCGATGAAGAGCATGGGTTATTGAAAATTTCATCTAACGAGTTCTTTTCAAAATATGTAAAGAAAGCAGCAGAAGACAAAAACGTCATTGTTTCAATTCAGCGTGAAAATACATTTTTAGTTCAAGGACTATTAAACGATATTGAAAAGTTTTTTAGTGCATTTAAAGTCGATAAAGACTTCATGGAGAAGCCTGACGATTTTGTTGTGTATTCGCCAATATTTACATACGGCGAAATTAAGCATCATATGAAATATGATGAAGATTATCCAATTGGATTATATGGATTTGGCCCAGAAACATCGCATATAGTAGACAATGCAGCAAGAGACGTTGTAGAAGGTAGATGGTATTCATTGTTTGAAGAAGGCGAGAATAAAGTGAAAAGCATAAAGCCATCTGAAATAACAAAATATTTGAGAGCATTGTTTCCAAAATGGACTAAAGAGATGGAAGACGATGTATTGATTTTCGTCGAATTTACAGTAGATGTAAAAGGATACGCCAATACAATATACGATAAAATGTCAGAATATTCAAATATTGAAAATCGAGAAGACGCCAATAAGCGCGAAGACAAAGACGATGAAGAAGATTTCGACTATACAGTTCCATTAGTGAAACCACCAAATGACGACGACATCGTTAAAGCTGCTTTAAAAGATGTCGACAGGAAATTCATCGATGTAGACAAAGAAGCTGAACGAAAGCTTGAGCAAATGAAAAATAGAAAAAAATAATTTAATTTGAAAACAAAAAAAAGGATTAAAAAACGAATGAAAAAGAACTTTACATTGATTGAGCTCCTAGTAGTTATCGCAATCATCGCAATTCTCGCAGCAATGCTTCTTCCTGCTCTATCGAAAGCTAGAGAAAAAGCACGCGCCATTTCTTGCACATCTAATCAGAAACAGATCGGTCTTGCTATGAGAATGTACATCGACGACAACCACGGCGGGCTCGTCGTCCAAGCTACTTCAGCTCAGACTATAAACGTCGCAGGAACTGATAGAGGCAGCTATCCAACTTGGAGAGAATATCTTTACGCTAACGTTGGAGATGTTAAGCCATTTAACTGTGGATCAGCCACGACCAACAAATATGATGGCGCTATCGCGGTGAAAGGCCATTATGGTATGAACATTAGATGTCATGGTAAAGCAGACGGCTCATTTAAGAACCCAAGTTCATGTGCGTTCTTTGCCGACTCTGGCGATAGCGCCGCAAATGGCTTCGCGCTGCTTACTGGTAGCGGCCTTACCACGACCGCCGCGTACAATTCAGCTAATGCGACCGGTGGTTATGCAAAGGTTGCAGCAGGCGCTTCTACTGCATCAACGGCAATTCATTCACGTCATGGAAATCAAGCTAACGTCTGCTATGGCGATGGCCATGTTCAAGCAGCGAAAGACACATCAATTCCGGCATATAGTGCTTCTAGCAAGTTCTGGGAGCCGACATACTCTGGCACTGCCGACTAATTTAGCTTAAAATACGAAAAAAGGCCCGGACGAAAATCCGGGCTTTGTTTTTATATCGAAATTGGATCAGCCATTCTCAAGCTTAAGAACATCAATTGCGTTTTTGATGTCATATCCAAACTGCGATATGATTTGCTTTGCTTCAGCGATGAATCTTAGAATATCGTCTTGATCTTCCATAGCTTTCTTTAAGTCATAATACTTTGCGTCATTCTTTACAAGCTTCTCAGTTTCAATTTTTATCATCGTCTCAGTCGCAAGCTTATTTGCTATAGCCTGTTTCTTCTTTTCAAATAAGTCAGTAGCTACTTGATTTTTCAAAGCATCGATAGCAGCCTGGATTTTGTCCTTGAATCGACGTTCCTCATACTCGTATCTACACCACTTAGCAGCTAAAGAAGCTCTTAGTAGTGTCTTGTCATGGATGTTCGTTTCGTTTAAAGTCATATCAGACTCAAACTCTTTCATGAAATTGTCTAGCCTTTTTGGAAGTATGCCATCAGCATACGACCTATCGAATGTAGTAGCTAGCATTAGTCGTCTCCTTTGTTTAAAATGTCTAAAAACGTAGTCATTAGTGATTGAGCCGAATAAGCCCAGCATTCACTTGTATGCGTATCCATTCTGCAGCCGCGTTACTGTTGATATGGCGATGATAAGATGCATTAGCTCGTGCGTCAACACCCCGATATGCGATTCGTCATTAACCCAATCTGACAGACAAACCACGCCAATTAAATTAGATTCGTCTATAATGCAACACGGTGCTTCCTCAGCTACATCGCTTAAATCTATGCCTTCGCATTCTTTAAAGCATTCTACTATAGTATCTGACTTTTCATCCGTGACGCATAGATATACTTTCCACATCCAATAGTTCGGCAGCTGAAAGTACTTTAGCATATTTAAAATAACCTTGTTTAGAATATTTATGCAAAACATCATGCATTTTGTTTATATTAAATATGAAACTTTAACTTATTTTATATGCTTCACTTTAGATACAAGAACGACATACAAGGCAAGATAGACTACGATGAAGACTCAAGACGAGACTTTGACATTCTTAGAGACAACTTTAAAACTGAAAATAAAGCATCGCAGTTCGTCAGGTCTTTCAAAGCTAGCATTAGTCCGTTCATCTACGCGATAACGCCACTTGGGACGTTCTCTATTGGAATGTGCCAGGAGATAATGGACAAATGCAATGAACTATACATCGAATACGACATCGACGACATTCTTGCTAAGTCTATAAAGCCAACATTCGACATAGACGACATACGTCCAGTTCCAAATGAAAAATACAAATATAGAGACTATCAGCTTGAACTTATAGAGAAGCTATGCGAGAATGGCCGAGGCGTCATCATATCGCCAACGAGGTCTGGAAAGTCGCTTGTAATTGCAGGTCTTATTCACAACGTCTTTCAAGAAGTCGCTACTACAAAGATACAGAATGTTCTCATATTAGTCCCAAATGTGCAGCTTGTATATCAGTTCAACGACGACTTAAACGACTATGGCCTTGGTGAATTATATCATATACAGATGTTCACGGCGAAATCGATGAAGAAAGACGAAGTCAAAGTCGATAAGTTGAACATATACATCGCTAATGCTCAATACATTTTGATACATGGCGAAGAGCTTCCATTCATCGATATGTTGTTCATGGATGAATGCCACGGCTGCACAAAAGGTGCTGAGATCTCGAAGATGATAAAGGCTATTAAGATCAACCACAAGTTTGGCTGTACTGGAACGCTTCCAGAAAACATCAACAATCGATGGATGATTTCTGGCGTATTTGGTCCAGTGCTAGACGAGATATACATAAAACAGCTGCAGAAAGACAAGATCTTAGCGAACGTGAAAGTATATCCAATTGTCTTCAAGCATAAGAAGAAACAGAATTTCAATATAGCCGCAGAAGACGAGAATGGACAAGTAGAAGACAGCTTCACAGTCGCTCAAAGAGCATATCAAAGAGAGTCGATGTATCTTGGCGTTCATGCAGAGACAGTTGGAATAGAAGTGAACATCTGCAAGAAGCTCATCGACGAGCATCCAGATTGGAACTTCTTAATTCTATTCGATTTCACGGAGCAGGGAAAGCTACTATACAAACTACTAAACTTCAAGAAAAAGCATTTCGTAGATGGATCGATAGACGTCAAGATTAGAAGAAACATCGTCAGCGAGATGGACAATTCTGGTGGAAACATAACGATTGCTCAAAGCAAGACATTTTCTACCGGTTTGACGATTTCAAGAATCAACTGCATCATGATATTGACGAACCAAAGCTCATGCACAAAGATCATACAATCGATAGGACGAGGATTGCGAAGACAGAACAAGACGACGATTCTGGTATTCGACGTATCACATGACTATAAATATTCAAAGAAGCATTTCAACGAGCGAGTAGACTTATATAAGACATTCTATGAACTTGAGCTTGGAAAGGATTATAATATAAAATACATCGACGTAAATGGAAACTTGGATGAATAATGAAATTAAAACAGATCGATACATTGAAGCAAGTAATTTCTTTACTCCATTCTTTAAAAGCGTTCTTTCAAAAATAATCCCATTAGTTCAAAAAATTTTAGCTTAATCATCCTCTAGATAATGAAAATGCATTATTAAGTTATTAGATTATAAGCTTCTTACAGAAGAATTTAAGATAAATAAGATTGATGACCAAAACAATTTCCTAAGAATAGACATCTTATGAATTATGCAAAAATTTTAAAAGCTGACATCGCTAACGGCACTGGATTTAGAGTCACGTTGTTTGTGACTGGCTGCGGACGCAATTGCAAAGGGTGCTTCAATAAAATAGCGCAAGATCCAAACTATGGCAAGCCATTTGACGACACCGCGAAGAAAAAGATCTTCGAAGAGCTTGACAAAGACTGGTGCGACGGTCTTTCGCTACTTGGCGGAGAGCCAATGTCAAAACTTTCTGACAACAGAAAAGTCGTACTTGAACTTGCAAAGGAAGTAAAAGAAAAATATCCAAACAAGAACATTTGGATGTGGTCTGGATATACAAAAGAAGAACTTGAGAATATTCCAGAAGGAAGGGAAATTTTAAAATACATAGATGTTTTAGTCGATGGGCCATTTGTTGAAGAACTTAAAGACATATCTTTAAAATGGAAAGGATCATCCAATCAGCATGTAATTTATCTAGATCATAATAATTGTAATAAATAATAATAATTCGATATATTAAGTAGATAAATGAAAGACGAATTGACATTAAAAAGCAATACATCTTATTTAAAGGAGACGTTTGCAACAAAAAGATTTTCAACTAAGAAAATTGAAAATGCTATATTTACTGAATGCGATTTTAGCAGATGCAATACTAAATATTGTATTTTCGAGAATTGCCAATTTTTGAAATGCAATTTTAGCGATGCAATATTTACGCGAGATCAATTTAAAAACTGCAATATTTATGCATGCAATTTCGAGAATGCATTTGTTGGAAGGGATACAATATTTACAGAATGCACATTGCCTGATACTAATATCAAACTACATGATATATTTAATGAATAAAATTTAAAATTTAAAATTTTATATACGATATATAAAAAGCGCTTTTTACAAAAGCGCTTTTTTATATTTGTTATTTTGATTTTGGTAGATTTTGTATGCCGGCCATACACCATGTCAACGCCATCGACATAATCATAAGCATTCTTTCCTAACTTATTCGTAAGCTCGTTCTGAACGTTCTTTCCCTTTTTCTTCTTAAATGCTTCAGCTTCAGTTTCTTGTGGATTAGACATATTGAAAATCTCTTCTATGTCTTCGCCAGGCTCCCTGTAGTTCAGTTCTTCAGTGTTCTTTTCATGCGAATCCATTCTCTTCGTAGCGCTAACTTGGAATACATATTTTCCTAAGAATGGATTCAGTCCGCTTTTCGTCAAGTTTCTATCGAACACCTGCGTTATCTCCCATTTCTCGTCTAACCCAGTTGGCGTGTTCAATTGAAAATAATCGCCAACTTGTGGAGCGACATGCCAAGTCGCAGCGTCTTCTACGTTGTTCAGCGAATGATATGACAAATCGCCTTCAAGAAATCCATATACGACAAATGGATGCTCTTTGTCATGCGTAAGCCTTCCATGCAGATCGCCTGATATTGGGTAAGCATTCGTCTGATATGTTCTAGTCTTATAGAAGTCAATGTCAACCTGTCTTGGAATCATCGTGACTTCAGTAGTCTTTACTCTAAGTCTATCGTCAATTGTAGCATACACGGACGCTTGAAACTCTCGTGTATCTATCATTCCGGTGACTTCATTGTTAATTGTGTTTCCTGACACTGGAATCTCAAAATACTTCGTCTCAACTTTGCCAACTTTGCTAATGAAAGCTTGCTCAAAGTTCTCTATAGATAGATAAATCGTTATCTGCTCAGTATTTTCAATGCCCATCTGATTGAACATCCAATTAGATGAATCTACTGATGCAAACGCCCTTACGACGCCACTTGCATAAAACTCAGCCGTAGTATCTTCTCCATATATCATATTAGCATGATTTTCTTCGCCTTCTTTAAAGAACGTATTGTATTTTCTAAAATAGACAAGATCTATCCCATAGTTAGATATGCATTGGTCGATCTGATGCTTTACAAGATTGATATAGTTCTTGTTTCGTTCAAATCCAGCATATGTGAAGTCTTTTGTATTGTTAAGTAAGTCAGTCTCTTTCACGACGCTGACATCTTCCGATTCTTTCACATACTTCTTCACTCTTCTGCGTGGACGGCTTTCACGCTTAAGTATGTCCTTGTTGCTATTTGGACGGTCTGTTATTCTCGTTACACGCATATCATATCTATTTAAGCTTATAAATTTATTTATTAGACTAGAACCGTTATAAATATATTAAAATGTTTTGTTGATGTTGATGCAAATATATGGATAGCAGATTTATAGATTCTCTTAGCAAATACTGTGGCGTTGATATGTCATGTCAGCAGAACGAAGAAAAGCCTGAAAAAAAGCCATCTGAATTCAAGCAAGACAAGAAGATCAACAAAAACGCTATCATCGACATGCGTGCATTTGAGAAAAACACTGAAGCTCAAACACTAAATGAAAACAAGATTATTTGCGACAACATTATAACATATTTCTTTGGTCTTGAGAACGATAAGTTTATTGCTTGCATAAACAAGATAAACGAATGGGGTTTTTATGAATGCATGAAATCGTTTATAATGAACTACTATCTAGTAGTAAAGAAGAACAACAAGCTTAGACAATATATCATCAATCATTTGGACTCTATCATAAATATGCTGAAAGATCATCTTGAGCTCAACTTAATGAAGAGCTTAAAGAACTTCGATTTCTCTAACTTCGCAGACGACGCAGAAATAAAGTTCTTACAGCAAGATCTTGCAAATAGAAGAGAGCTTCTAAAGAACGCTAACGTAAAAGGATTTGAACAATATGCGCCTCCGCCGGCTGACGAACGACGCAAACTAACGAAGCAAGAAAAAGAAACGCTCAGAGATCAAATAAGAAATAAGCTTATGATGGCGCATCCTGAATTAGAGGAGGACTTATAAAATATGTCTAAGTTTTCACTTGATCTTTCATTAGAGTCAGCACTGCATCCAAAAGGCAAAGAAAATTTATCATATACATTCAAAGATATTGGAACTGACAATTTTAGATATAAGACTGACAATATCACCGGAAGCGAAAAAGTAGTAGTCGTAAATAACTCAAATGTCGATATGAACGCAATTAAGACATCATTGCGTAACATATTAAGTTTTAAAAATGGCGAACAGCCGCTTGATCCAACATTTGGAATAAGCAAAGTATATGAAATGCTATATATGCCGTTTGACAAATACACTACTCAAAAAATGGTGAATACTATCAAAGGCATCATTGCTTCATATGAACCGCGAATAATGATAACATCAATGCCTGCTGTATATGATGATGATAAGAATGAATTTCTAATAACTATAAATTATATTGTTCCAAAACTAAATAAAAGCGAT